TCTTTTCAAACAAATTTTAACTTATAAGTTAATTTAATTATACCTCACTTCCTATTATATGTCAAGTCTCCTTTTCCGTCACTCTACGAAATCGTCCAGCCCTTGTTTTGCCCAATCGCCAACTCCTCATCCGTCAACTTCAACAAATTCGCATTTCCTAATACAAGCGTATGCGTACTCTCCAAATCCTCCGAAAAATCATACAACGCACTCAAAATCCTCATCAACGTATCATAATTCAAAAAAACACAAGCACTAAAATTCAATCCACTCACCTTAATATTCAAAATCTCCTCTATACAAACAAGCGACCTACAACCATTAAACATTGCATTCACACTCGTAGCACTCTCAAAATTCAAACTCTTAATCACCTGTAAATTCGTACACGCCTCAAAAGCATTATTAAACGACCTCACCCCCAACGTATCCATAGCAGGAACCATTCTCAAAGCAGAAGCACCTATAAATATATACCCCAAACTTGTAACCGAAGGCAACAAATCAATCTCCTTCACCTCCACCAAACTAGAACACCACGCAAACAGCCTTTCCGCATTCACCGCACTCACTCTCTCCACTTTTCTCAAACTATTATTATTCGACGCAAAAAAATATCCCGTCTTTAACAAGCTATTTACACACTTCACATACTCCAACAAATTATTCGAATTAAACCAACTCGAACCACTTCCCGCATTCACCATCAAATCCATATCCTTCACAATCATATACAAATTCGAAAACTGTTTCCCCATCGCACTCGGCAATTCATCATAATAAATCGTCGCAACCACATCACTAAAATAAACAATATAATACCTCGTTTTATATCCAACACCACATACCTTATCCATCGACTTATCCCACATATGCGTCGCAGTCTCGGTATATTCTGCACCATCACTCGTCTTCACCTTCGCAATCTTATTCGTCCCATTCATCTTAAAAGTAGAACTATCCACACCATCCGTCAGCAAAACAATCATTTTCCCTGGAAAATCCTCTGTATCATTCCTCAATATCGTATCAATATCCCACCAATCCTCCTGCGGTTCCCAATCATTCCCCTTTCCATAATTTGCCTCCACCTTATCCACTACATCTTCTAAAACTGTCTCATCTGTCAAAGTTTTCAATCGATTAACCTGCGCCTTCGTATAATTCATCTTCTCCACAATACTTCCCATGCTACACCTCCATACCATTAATTTCATCCAGCCCTGTTGCCAAACTTCCAATCTTTTCATCAACATATTCTTCCGTTGCCAAACCAGCTGTTGACGGTATCTCTGGCTTATTCATTAAATCATTATAATCGCCACTAAAAAGTTCTGTATCTTCAGATAATGCACCAACTTCCTGTGCTGTATAACTTGGTTTTTTAGGCTGTTTTGCCCATTTAGGTACAGTTGGGTCAGTTTCTGTATAATCCTTTATAAATCCCTCATCATTCTCTAACTCACTTAGTTTCGTCGGAACTTCAACATCATCTACTTTTTGACCAATTTGTTTCATACCTTCTTCTAATTCTTGCATTCGAATATCAATTCTCTCCACAAAACACAGATAATCCTCCTCAATACTCTCAACCGCATTAATCGCCTCATCCACCATCATCTTAAACTTAACCGACTTCCAAACTCCTGTTCCCTGCACAATCTTTAGTTGCATATCAATCGGACCAGCATATCTTAGTAAACTATTTTTAACTTCTAATTGATAGCCCTCACCAACCTTTTCAAGTTCAATTGAATACTTCTTTCGATTCAGAAACTCCAATTCTAAATAACAAGTCCCATCCACAAATTCATCCTCAAACAAAAAAACAAGCATTTCCTGCTCGTTCTCTCCACTAATTCCTAAATTTGCATTGTCTAACTGTACTGCCTTATTTTTAATTACAACACTATTTTCTATCATACTTCTACCTCAAAACTTCTTCCATTTCTGGATATTTTTCAATCACTTGTTCAACCGTCAGTTTTCCTGTAGCAACTTGTATCTTCAAATACTTCTTTAAATTTTCATTCATCATTCCTTCTCCCTCCTAAAATCCCAAAAGTAAATTTACTGCATCCTCTAAAGCCGAAATTCTCTCTTCTTCTGAAAAATATTCTCTATAATTCTCATTTCTATAAAATCCATCTTCTTCTGTATAACAATATTTTGCTACCTCAATTTCCTCTGGAACCTCTCCTAACTCATAAATTTCTTTGATTAATGATGGTGGAATTGCCAATCTTCCATCATCCACTAACACATTTCCATTTTCCTGATAACCTTTTGTCTCCGAAATATGAAATATCACATCATCCTCATCTACAAAAATATATTTCATTTCAGTTTCCTCCTTCATAAATTCAAACATTAGGTACAATAACTTGTACTGATTTACCTGTATTACCGCTTGAACATGCTAGTCCAGCAATTTTATCTAAAGAACTCTCAACAGAAACTACACGTCTATAAACAATCGTAGCTTTACGCACCAACATTCCACATAAAACATAACCGTCCGATGCTTTTTCTGTACTGGCCACAAACATAGAATTTTCATTCAATTTTACTGTCGAAACAGCATAGCCTGAATATAAATCATAACTTATAAGACTATTATCACTCGTAAGAAAATCATCATTAACCATAACAGTCGTTTTTCGTAAGCGATAACTAGAACCATAACTATGCAAAACCCAAACTTCAGAAGAACTCATTGTTACTGCAGAAACACTATATCCAGAATTTTCTAGCGAATCCAACACCGTATCTGTACCCTTTGTTATTGTTGTTCCTGCTATTGTACAAACTAAACCAGCCAATTTATAATCACTTCCAAATCTGTGAGCAATCATCACCTCATTCGTTCCTAAAACTGCTGTCGAAAATTCATTACCAGCCTCAGCATCCTCACTTAGTTCAGTCAACGAACCAGCTGTTATCGTCATACCGATTTATCATACACACCAATCCACGTAAACAAATATCTTTATTCCTTACAAAACCACAAGTTATCAAAACTTTTGTAGAAGATAACTTCTTAACTTCAGCATACAATGAACCACTTACTACTAAAGTCGTATCCATACCTTTTGTTATAGTATCTCCTAAAATTGTACAAACCACTCCTACCATATTTACAGCCGTTCCAGTATTAAACAAACATAGTACAGATGTACTTGTCAGCGCAACTACATTAGTTATATTAATAATCGATGTAGAAGTTCCCTCATACAAAATCGTCTCTGGTCTTTTTATAATTGTTGAGCCATCAATTGTACAAGTACAACTACTTACACCGTCTATTTTTTTCATAAATAACAAAAACTCTATTCGAAGATAAAACAGTAACATCAAAAAAGAACGATGAATAATTAGACAAATTTGAATCCAATAATGTATTTGTTACATTCGTTATTGTATTTTCAACAACCTCACATGTCAGTCCATACAAATTCTTACTATTGTTATTGTGCAAAATAAATACTCGTGTTGCAGATAATGCAACTGCCAATATCTTTTTCTCAGAAGCACCAGTAAAATCTAAAGTTCTCTTTCCCTCCACTTTATCCTCATACTCTGTCTCATTTACAAACTTCACAAAATCATTTACATTCACATTTCCACCGCTTGCTACATTATATTCTCGTATAATTCCGTCAACATCTATTTTGGTTTCAATGCTATTTATCTCACTATCAAACTCACTTGCCTTTATTGGCTCACTTGTCCCTTTCTTCTCTCGAATACTATCCGCCACATCAGTCAGAAAATTACTCAAATTATCTATTCTCGTCATATTCTTACTCCTTCTATAAATTTGAAACAATTATTTTTACAGTACTTCCAGCATTTCCCTTTGTTTTCGCAATCCCCAAAATTGTATCACTGGAATTACTCACTTTTTGAACTTCAGTTCCAGAAAGTTTCACAAAATCCCCTGCTTTAATTATTCCATTTGCTATATATTCTCTAATTGTAGAATAATTAATTTCCAAACCTCCAGCCTCTATACTCGCTATTTCCTCTCCAAAATTCTTCGGTTCAATCATAGCTGTTACTTCTCGTTTTTGTCTTATTGCTCCTGCCACATCTGTCAAAAAGTTACTCAAACTATCTATTCTCGCCATCAATAACTCCCCTCCAATGCTCCTGTAATTTGTTCATCCACATATGCCTTCATATCTGTTATCTCCTCATTCAATTCCTCCTGCGTCACAAACACTTGACTTTCAGCAACATTAACAGTAACATTTTCAACATTACTCACAATCAAATCAACATTCACATACTTTTCAACTAAATCTTGTCCACCACCAGCACTAATATATTCCGAATTATCCCTCGTATTTCCATAACAATACAAAACCTCTTCTTTTGTATCTGGGTCCTCCGCAATAATTCCTAACTCTCTCCAAGTAAAACCCTTTTTCAAACTCTGATTTGTCAAATAAAAAGTAATCTGTACAATATTATCTTCCAACAACTTCTTACTCATTATATTCAAACTCAAAACCTCATGAATTAAACCATCCATTGTCAGCATACCCTCTGTCGTCATCTCACCATCACCCAACGCAACTCTCTTAAAATTCAAAACCTTTCCTAACTGTACCTTTGCCTCCAAATTTCTTCCCGCATTCGTTAGCACCAATCCTCCAAAAATCGCCATATCACACCCCCTGTTTTATTTCTATAAAATCTCCTACATGAACAAATCCACCAATATATTTATTCTCCATCTTTTCTGGTAAAAAAATTGTAACCTTTAATACCATATTCGCTGGAAGTTGTCTCCTTAAAACAATCTCCAATTCTTTTGCAATATCCTTGTAATAATCTAAAACATTAATCATTAACCTATAATTTTCATACTCTAAATTAATCACATAATTCTCTCTGCCAATCATCTCATCTAGCATATTTACTAACCATGAAAAAGAATACGGAATCCTATTATTCATCTTAAACAAAATATTCACCCTTCTTGCCTCAATACTCTCTGCTACATTTGAAATTCCATATATTCTTTCATATCTTTCCAAACCATAACCATCTGCTGTTTTTACAATAATCTCTTTCAACAACTTTTCAATTGCCAATTTCAATACATCTAACTCTATATCTTCCACATCAAATATTTCATTAAACTCCCTCACCTCTTTCAAAAAAAGTGGCATATACTCTATTAATTTCATACAATCACCACCTCTTCCAACTTCGGAATTTGATTTCCCTCTAACAAAATATTCGTCATTTGCCCATTCATCATTGTATTAGCAACATCAACTACTCCCATCGTATTTAATAAAATCGTCTCTATTTGTGCCTTTCTAATAATTAATGAACCTGTTTCTTCCCACATCTTTTTTAAATTTAAAAAATAAGCATTAATTGATTTTACAATCTCTGCTTTTATCGTTGCTATTTCTATATTTTCATCTACAGTAAGTTCAGATTGTATCAATATCAACACTTCTTCCACCGTATTCACAGTAACACTATGACCAATCGGAGCAATTCCTGTCCCATCTTTCGAAAAATTAGGACAAATCTGATTTTGCACATCCTGTATTAAACCATTTGAAGCTTTATTAAACTCACTATCCAAAATCGTCAATTTTACTGTACCGCCACCATTCCAAACAGGAGTAACCTTAACCGCACCAACACCATTCAGCCTCTTCGTTTTATTCTTATAATCCATGACATTTCCTCCAAAAGCCTCTTCTCCTGTTTTATCATAATATCTCTTTCTTAAAGCTTCATCCGTTTCCTCATCTTCTCCCAATATCAATACTTCTCCTAATTCTGCCTTTGCCAATCCCTCAATATAATCAACTGGTATCATATCTCCTGCACTCGTATTTCCAATTGTACCAGCTGTTTCACACTCCATCTTAAACTTTCCAAGTTCTATTTTTTCAATTGCTTTGTATACTAAATTATCAATACTAAACCTTTGTCCAATTCCAACATCCATTAAATCATCTTCATTATCGTAAAACACTCCTTGCTTAATCGCTTTTGTAGCATGTTCTCTTTGCAATCCAATTTGATTTGCTAAACGGTCCAGATATTCTTCTACAGCAGTATCTGCAAACACCAAACCAATATTATTCTCAAGCACCAAATACATTTGTGCTATCTCAGCCGCCGCTGGAGCCAAAGCATCATAAATAATACTCCCCTCTCTTTTATCAATCGTATTCGGTATCTTTTCCAACATACGATTCAAAATCATCTCATAATCAAAATATTCCTCTAAATCCTCATTCATAAATTTACCACCTTTTCGCCTTGTATTTCTCCTACTGTAGTAATCACATTAAAAGTAACCAAAATCCTATTATTTTCCATTCTAAAATCAAAATCATTTACTTCTTCAACTCTATCATCTTGCAATAAAGCCTCACGAATTACCCTTTGTAATTCTGGAATAGCATACGTTATATTCTCTCCAATCAAAAACTTCAATTCCGTTCCATAATTCCAACTATAAATCAAATGTTCAAACCTTTCTGTGTTCAAAATGCAATAAATCGTTTGTCTCATAGCTTCCTTATCATCACAAAAACCTGTAATCGTATTATTCTTAACATTTAAGCAATATGTCTTTGACGTCTGTTCTATCCCTTCTAAATTGCTCAATAGATTATTTACTGTATTCGGTATCATCTAACTAAAACATCCTTTCTCTTAGATTTTGTCTATCACAACAAACTCTTGTCCACCTCTTTTTTGCATCAATATTACAGTATCATTATTCTTCAATGCATTGTAAACTGTCATTTTTTTCTTTCCATTCATAGTATGACTATGTGTTAAATCAATCATTTTCTCACTAACTTCAATATTATTATTTACCTGATTTATTATTGAAATTTCAACATCATCAAGATTTGGGCTAACAGTAGCACTCGAATTTACTCCAATATCCCCACTCACAAAATGCGAATGATTAGCAGACAAGTTTTTATCATTCGTCTCCCAATTTATCGAAACATCCACCACATAATCCTTCACATTCTTCGTTAAAATCAGAAATTCCTGTGTTAACTTTAATTTCTGTTCTACCGTAATCTCAAGCGGATTCACATTCGTCACCACACCAAACAATAAATCACAAGGAGCCGATGCTTCTTCTGTCCCTTGCGATATTTTCTTAATCATCTCTATTAAATTTGACACTTCTCCTCCTTCCTACGTTATAAAATCTTGTCCCCTTAAGCTTAAATCCATAAAATGTTCCCCATTCTTAAACGTATGTTTTGCCTTCTCAACCAACATAAAATTCTGTAACTTCACATCTCCCAAATCCAAATTCACAATCACCAATGAACCACCACGAACTCGTACATCTCCAATTGCCTTCTTAATCTCCAAACTTCGCGTTTTCTCATTGTATAACTTCAATAATGAATTTGCCTTCACAGCACCATTTGTCTTTTCATCAATCGTATCAAAAAACTGCAAAACCCCCCATTTATTCATATTGTTACTATCTTGTGCCACAAATACTTCCCTTTTTCCAGTTTTCTTATTATCATACACCAATTTAATTTTATTGTAAGTATCCGTATCAATCGAACTTTGGTAATCATAATTTTGAGCTGTTTCTTCATCAATAATAATTCCAACCTTCATTCTCTCCAAATTCTTCAAACACAACTTTCCAAAATCATCATACAACACATACATTACATTCCTATTTTGAATAGTCTCATCCAAAGCATTTAAAATCATATCAAACAACGTTTTGTTACTCTCTGACTTTTTCGCTATCGTATAACCCGTATTTTCCAACACACCCACATTCAGCAAAAAATCATTTGCAATCATCTGTACCAACTCATCTGCTCTTTTATTCGTATAAATATAACTACTTTTATTTTTCAAATAACGCAACTGGTCATAAGCCGTCGTATGAATCATTTTGTCTTTTTCCCTCTTCTTTGTAAAAACAAAACCATAAAACACATCTTCATTATCTACCTTAAAACTAACTGCATTTCCCTCTTCAAAACAAATAATATCATCTTTCCACACCTTAAACTCTAGCTTTCCAGGACTCCCCTTTCTCTCTGTCGTCCAAACAATCTCATCTTGTGCCACAGGTTCATAGACAATATTTTCATTTTGTATTAATAATTGCTGACCCATAAGAAAACCTCCTTAAGCCGGAATCCAAAAAACTTGACCAGGATAGATCAAGTTTGGATTTTTAATCTTACTTTTATTTGCATTATAAATCACCGTATACTTACTGCCATTCCCATAAAATCTTTTTGCAATATTCCACAAACAATCACCTTTTTTTACTGTATAATTCTGCCCACTTGGACTTGAAGATGTACTAGCTGTCGGTTGTGTATTTACAACTGGTCTTTCTACAACAGGTGGTCTGTATTGCTGAATCGTAATTTGCATTGTTTTTGTAGAATACTGCTTATATTGCTTTAACTTTAATTCTACTGTTACATCAAAACCATCTTTCGCATCCTCTATAATTTTATAGTCCTCAATCGCAACCGTCATATTCGTATCAAACAAAACTTTACCATTCGGCAATTTTCTTGAAACAATAAACTGAAATGGCGTTTTATTTACTTTCAACTTCTCAATATTATTCAAAAAATAAGAAGCCATCTCAAATCCGCCCTTATACATTGCAAACGGATATTTCACATTTGGCAACAAAGCCTTAAACTCAATATCCGTCAATCCCGCATTTTTCAATACATTAATTTCTTGATTATTAATCAAATCGTACGTTTTGTTATTGTTATTTATTTTAAGTGTTAATTTATCAGGAGAAACTGGTAACAACATATCTCCCAAATAAAAATAATATGCCATAATCAAACCTCTTTTCTTTTTTGGGGTATAAAAAAACACCAGATTACTCTGATGTTTCTATTGAATTATCGTTAAATATATTATATAATTAGTCTATCCTTTCAAGCAGACATCCCTATTTTTATAAAAAAAGAGATCAAGCATAGCAGTTGCTTAATCTCGAACGTTAATCTGACCTATACGATTAACTTAAGTTATACTTATTATAACTTATTTTTTATTATATGTCAATACATTTAAAAATATTTATATATCATCAATTTATATATTCTAAAACCTTTCTTGTTTTAAATGATTTTTTACATAAGAAATCCAATACTTTATATTTTGTAAAGCCTGTTCAAAAGTAATATTATAAAATTCTTTATGATTGTATAGCCCAATAAGCACTTGCATATAAATAGCTTCTTTATTCTTTAAATCAATTCTTCCAACAGGACAACCATTATAATTAACCATTAAATGTCCATTCGAATATCGAATCAGATTAATACTATATTTTTTTCTAACAAATTGTACTTGATATAAAAATTCTTTTATAAAAATTTCTTCTAGTTCATTCATAACCTGAAAATCTGTTGGAGCTGGAATCGTGCTTGAAGACATATTTTTAACAATAAAATTATAATAGTTATTTATACTCTTATCATATACTCGATTTGAAATTATATTTAATTTTCTTGTATTTACTGTTTTTTTATTACTTAATTTAGATTTTCGTTCTTTTGAACTACTACGACTTTTCTCATCAAAATAATGAGCAATTACTAAAGTTATGACGATTATTGTAAGTATTCCAAATTCTTTCATTTCAATTTCTCACTTCAAATATACTATAATTTACTACGTTTTTTCTTATTTCATATACTCCTTACCATCAAATATCAAAGAAATTACTTCTCCATTTTGATATTTCACTTGAAACTGACTTCTAATCATCGCACCAAACCCATTTTCTGAATCCACATACCCTTGTACTATCGTTACTCCATCCTCTTTGCCAACATTCCATTCATCATAAAAAGGATATTTTGCAGTAGCTGGAGCCTTCAGTACATTGTTAATATAATTTTGTGTTTCATATACTAAGTCAATTTTTTCATCAGAAGTTATTATATAATCAGAAAGTATATGCACAACTTGCCCATTTTCATATAAAATGTTATTAGCATAATCTACCGATATAACTTGTCCATTTTGTATATTAACACCACCAGATACATTACTATTTTTTTGCCTAATGATAAAATAATAAATCCCATTTTCTTCTCCAACATATTCAAAATTATAATTACTAAAGCCACAAGATTTTACTATGTTATCTAAATCATCATAAGATGTTACATATTGTTCCATTGTTTTACGTTTTTCAGCTTGTTTCTCATCTTCCAATTTTATAGCACTATCAATACTAGCCCCAATTGCTATTATAATAATAATCAAAACAATTCCAGGACCAATTCCAGTAATTTTTCCTTTCTTTTTCGATTTTCCATAATTTGATACTGTTTCTATTGTATTTTCAAAACTATTATATTCATCTTTCAAATCCTCATTTAATATCTGCTGTTTCTTTTTATCAAATTCTTCTTGCGTAATGACATCTTTGTCTAATAATTCTTTTAATTTCAGCAATTCATCAGTATTAACCATAATATTTTCCCCCCCTTATACGAAAAATATTATACTACACCTGTTTTGTGAAAAATGTCATATTTTGTCAAAAAATAGAGTTTTTATTTTTTTTGTACGACAAAATTCGACAAACCATTTTTTTACACATGAACACCATCTGCAACATACTGTAATTTTTCTTCTAATATTGTTGCCAATCCTTCGGCAATTCCATCAAGGTCTTGTTCTCCATTAATTGTATTATTGTTATTCATCTCTATTTTTACCTCTGCCGTCGTAAAACGATTAATCGTTTCTCTTTCAGCAATATCAATTAAATATTTTAAATCCTCTTCCCCTATTTCAGCGGTATTATCAGCAATCTCTTTTGTATTTCCAGCAATATTATTTAAGTTATCAGAAACTGGAGTTGAATAATCTAAACTATTTGGGTCAAATGTCTTATTTTCATTGTCATTTCCTCTTTTAGAAAACATATTAGAAACCTTATCTGCCAAACCAGCTCCCCATTCATAGCCACTATTAATTGTATTTATCTATACTGACAAACATATTTCTCCTTTTCAAACTCAATCTGAATTTCAACTGGTGTATCCGTTTCGCTTGCTATACTGTTTGGCATTTCAGCTAAATAATAAATTTTATCTGTTGTCAAAGGTTTTATTTTTGTCAAACTTGTGTAAGAAAACCCTAATGTCTTATCTGGAATCGCAGAAAAACTACTATACGTATAATTATTATTGTATTTTACAGTAACTTTTGCCACAGAATTAGCACTTAATTCCAAATTAGAAATATTTTTGCAATCCAAAATAACATATAAGTAGGTATTACTTGTATTATCTACTTGATAATAATTATAAAACATATCTTTTTCTGGTGGATCGACCCTTTGAGAAAAACTTGCCTCACTCATTGTTATCTCCCAGTCATTTCCCTGTATTGTATCTCCCATATGAATTGTTTTTTCTGTTGGTTGTGTTGTTGCTGTTACCTTATCCTCTGTTATTGTATTATTTTTAGCAGTATTACCACTTGTAATAATCGCATCATTCTTTGGTGTCTTATATGTCTGTGTGGTAATTGTTCCAAAAATCATTAAT